TTTATTCCCAAGCTGGTTGTCCAGCTTTATAACTCAACACCTTTGATGGCAGCACTGATTGCTAACAGTCAGCAAGCCAGCGGCGGTGTTTCTTCTGTAACCGTTCCCGTTCAAGGCGCACAGTTTGTGAACGCACAATGGTCTGACTACAGCGGCTCGTTCGCTCAGCCGTCAGTCCAGCAAGGTGCTTACAACGCTGAATATGACCTGAAACTGATGATTTCTCCTGTACCGTTCCTCGGTATGGAAGGCGCAGTTCAGCAAGATGCCGCCATTATTCCGTTGATTGAAGCTCGTATGAACGATGCTACCAACGTGATGATGGATGCAATGGCAACCGCTTTGTACAACAACACAACCAACACTCAACAATTCATCGGTTTGCCCGGTGCTGTTGACGATGGCACAACCTTGGCTACCTACGGTAACATCAACCGTAACACCTACACATGGTGGAAGTCCAAGCAGTACGCCGCTGGTGGTGTCAACCCAACCCGTCAGAACATTCTGCAATACATCTCCGGTACTGTGAAGAACGGTGCAGAGATGCCTTCGTTCGGTGTTTGCGGCTTTGGTACATGGACATTGTTGGCTCAAGACTTTGTTGGTCAAGAACAATATGTCATCACCCCTGGTTCCGGTTTTGATTCCGATTCCAACGGCCCTCAAGCTGCTTTCCGCGCTCTGATGGTTGCTGGTGTCCCAATCTACCCAGACCCATATTGCCCAGAAGGTACTGTGTACTTCCTGAACACTAACTACTTGTCTCTGTACATCCACGAGCAAGGTTCGTTTGTGTTTACGGGCTTTGAGTCCACACTTCCTAACTGGCAAATTGGTTATGTTGGTGCTGTTTTGATGATTGCCGAATTGGTGAACGTCAAGCCAAAAGCAATGACCAAGGTGACGGGTTACAACTACCTCTCTCTGTAAGGAGTTAAATCATGTCATTATCATCTAACAAAATCTTACTGGCGAATGCCTCTACCAACACCCCAGGTGCGTTTATCCAGACGCAATCTCTGGGCAATGCTACCGCCACCATCCCTGCTGGCTGGTATCAAATGTTGGCTACCGCTAACGTCACCATCGAGATGAACACCTCTAACAACATTGCCTCCCCAACATGGGTGGTTTCGTTGGCTAACAACACTAGCGGTGTGATTTTCTCTGACGGCGTTAACTTCCGTGCCAACGTATTGTCCGGCACTCCTACCATCACGTTGTACGCTACCAACGGCGGTCAAAACGCCAGCGGTACTTACAACAGTTAAGGAGTTGCCATGTCAAGCGCAGATTCAGTCGCACAAAATACGGCGAGTAGCTTTGGCAATTACGCCATTGGTACGGCTACGCAAGTGCCGCTTGGCAGTACAGGTAACGCAGTTATCACTATCCCGATTCTCAGCGGAGGCCTCACAAAAGGGGCTTCTGTTCAGAACTCGGGTTCTGTAATTGCTCGCAGGGTCACAGTTCAAAACCCAAGTGGTAACGTAGGCACAGCCAACATTTCCATCTTGACATCCAATGACGGTAACACCAGCAATGCTGTTGTAGCCGCCACTGTTTTGAGCAATTTGACTACTACGGGCACTTATCAAGATTTGACAATTGCCAGCCCGTACAGCACAACGACTACATTGAATGGCTATAACGTCCAAGCCTTGTTTGTAGTTGTAAACACAGCGGTTGCTAACTCTACTGTGGACATTCGTGTTTACGGTGATACAGTGAACTTCTAATGAGCGCAGTTATCTATGTAACCAATCGTGGCGATACCAAACTCCGTGATGGATATGTTGGTCAGTTCTACGATTTTCCTAAAGATGTAACGGTTGAAATCCCGTTAGAAGCTGCAAAGCACATCTTTGGTTACATGGTCGCAGATAAAGTACCGCACTTGACTCGGTTGGGTTGGGTGCGGTCTTTTGCAGAAATAGATAAAGGATTTGAGAAGCTGGCAGAGTTTGAAATCTCTGAACAGCCTCCCGAAAAGAACCGTTCGTTACCCTCGGCGGTTGGCGTAGTAGCTCTTCACGTTGAAAAACGTGTTGAGCGAAAGTCCATCCGAAGGGCAGCATAACATGGACGCCAAATGGCAACACTCTCTTCCTACATCACGGAAGTGCAGCGACTCTTGCATGACGCAAACGCTGTCTTCTGGTCTACCTCGGAGTTAACGGACTACATCAACGAAGCCCGTGAACGAGTAGTAAGAGATACTGGTTGCCTGCGAACTTTACAAGTAACGTCAACGCCCATCTCCAACACTGGAGTTGTGGCAATTAACTGGGCTAATGGCCTGACCGTTACTGCTGGACAGTTCATTTTCTCAAACGTATTCATTTACCAGGTTATTACTGGTGGCGTGTTGGCGACTGACGCCCCGCCTTACCCTTCTGGTAACAACGCTTTTCCCCCGTCTACCCCGTTCACCAACGGCACAGCCACCCTGCAATACTCTGGCCCTGCCGAGATTATTAGCCTTGCTGCTTTGCCTAACGGCATACAGACGCTGGATGTGATGAACGTGACCCTGTACTGGGGTAACAGCCGCATTCCTCTGCGCTACCTGCCTTGGACGCAGTTCAACGCTCAGTTGCGTTACTGGCAAAACTACGTAGGTAGACCTATTTGTTTCAGCACATACGGGCAAGGTCAGTTGTACATTGCTCCTGTGCCAGACCAGTCCTACTCTATAGAGGTGGATACGGTCATTTTGCCTAATCCATTAACCCTTACCAACCCCAGTGTGGTTGACAACATTGTTGACCCCTACACAACCCCCGTTGCTTTCTACGCAGCTTACAAAGCTAAGTACAAAGAGCAGAGCTACGGGGAAGCAGAAATTTACAAACAAGAATACGCCAAGCATGTCCAGGCTGTTCTGAACTCAGTTTACACACGCCGCATCCCTGACCCTTACTCTTCCTTCTAATCATGGCAGCAGCAGAGCAAAAAAAATCATACGCTGTTGTCAAAGCCTTCAAGGGACTGAACACCAAGGCTAACCGCACGGCTATTGATACAGAAGAGTTTGCATGGATTGAGAATGTCATGCCTATTGGCTCTGGCAACCTCAAAATCATTCCTGCACAAACCACTGTCAAGGATTCTGGCAACACTGCTGTCTCTTTTGCCAACACAGTCACCTATCTCACCTCTTCCAACCTGGGTCTGAGTGATTACATTCTTGCTTTTGAAGACAACGGACGGGCTGAATATTTCAAAATAGACACTGCTACCAAGGGAAATGTAGCCATTACAGGCACGTTTTCTAACTCTGGTGTCACTTCTGCTCAGTACAAAAACGAACGCATCATCATCGGCGACCCGCATAAGGGTTTGTCCTCATGGGATGGCAATAGCGTAGTCAGTATTGGCTCTGTAGGCATTATCGGCATCACAAACCCGGGTTCCGGGTATTTGTCTGCCCCGAGTGTCACTATCAGCGCCCCTAACGACTCTAACGGCGTACAAGCAACGGCTGTTGCAACCATTACTACAGGTGCTGGTGGCATCTCCAGCATCAACGTCACCGCTGGTGGCTCCGGATACACCGCTGTTCCCGGCGTGATTATCGGCGCACCCAACGTAGCCGGGGGTCAACAAGCAGTCGCAGTTGCTACCATCTCTGCTGGTGCGGTTGTAGCCATCACAGTCACTACACCTGGTTCAGGCTATACCACTGCACCCTCTATTTCTTTTTCCTCTGGTTCAGCAGCAGCCACTGCGGTGCTGGAAACCGGACAAGTTAACTCTATAACGCTGACAAACGCAGGGACAGGCTACACATCTCAGCCAACAGTTACCCTCTCAGCCCCTCCTAGCGGCACAACAGCCACGGCTGTCGCCCAGTACAACACTTTTGCTACCGGCACACTGTCGGTTGTTGTCACTAACGGGGGGTCTGGTTATGGAGCATCTGGGTCTTTTTCTGTTAGTTTCTCTGGTGGGGCTGGTGGTTCTGGCGCCGCTGGTACTGCTATCGTTAGCGGTGGTGCTGTCGTATCCGTCATCATGACCAACCCCGGTAGCGGGTATACATCTGCCCCTACTGTCAATTTTTCGTCCGGCAGCGGCACAGGCGCTACCGGCACAGTGGTGCTCAACAGTGATGCAATTGTGGATGTAGCCACATTTTCTGGGCGTGTGTGGGTTGCGGCAGGGCGTACCATCTACTACAGCGCCGCAGGCTCTTACAGCGACTTTACAAGCGTTTCCGCAGGGTCTTTTACCCTGTCTGACTCGACCCTACACGGCAATATCCAGGGCTTACTGTCTGCCAACAACTTCCTGTACATCTTTGGTGATGACAGTATCAACGTATTCTCGGACTTACGGGTGTCTACAACAGGTGCAACCCTGTTCACCAACACCAACGTGAGTGCCAGTATTGGTACAAAGAGGGCTTTTGCCATATTCCCGTATTTCCGTTCTGTTTTGTTTATGAACGATTACGGTATGTACGCCCTTGTGGGTTCTACCACCAGCAAAATCTCAGACCAGCTGGACGGCATCTTCCCGTACATAGACTTTACCCTCCCGATTACGGCAGGTCAGGTGCTGCTCAACAGTATTTTGTGTGCAGCCTTCTCTTTCACTTATAACGACCCTTCTGTTGGCCCTCGTCAGATACAGTGCATCTTCTTTGACAAGAAATGGTTTGTCACCAGCCAGGGAAGTATTGATTACGTGACTTCTGTGCCTGTAGGTGGGGTGGTTACGCTGTACGGTGTGGACGGGAAAGACCTGTACAAGATGTATTCCAGCTCTACAGCGTCAGTAAACAGCATGATTAAGACTGCGCTGATGTCTATGGGTGACCCTATACGCACTAAACAGGCTTTGAAGTTTGGTATTGAGGCTACGCTGACACAGCCAGCCTCATTTACAGTGACGGTGGACAGTGAATCTGGTTCTAGTCCGTCTTATTTCTTGAGCAACAATGTTACGTGGGTCAACATTGTGGGAACAACGATTCCGTGGGTAAATAACTCCAGCACAGCTATTGCTTGGACAACCGCTTCCGGATACGCTCTGTACAAGTCAGATGCTCAGCAATACGGTAAGTATTTAGGTCTGACAATGACATCTTCCGACCCTGCGTTTGTGGTCAACACAATCGAATTTGAACATGAATTACGAGTGAGGTTCTAACATGGCTGTTCCATATACTTTTGCCACCGCAACATCTGCAATACCGCTGTCCCAACTGGACACTAACTTTGCTACTGCCATCACACTAGGCAGTACAGCCCTTTATCTGGGAAATACAAACACCACCATTGCAGGTCTGACACTGACAAGCCCAACGCTGACAACTCCAGCTCTGGGAACACCTGCTTCCGGAGTGTTGACCAACTGTACAGGACTGCCTGCTGGAAGCATCACAGGCACTTTAGCCGTTGCTAACGGAGGCACTGGTGTTACAACCTCTACAGGCTCTGGTTCTGTAGTGTTGTCTACATCTCCTACGTTTGTTACTCCTGTACTGGGTACTCCGACTTCAGTAACCCTAACAAACGCCACTGGACTGCCTTTATCCACGGGTGTGACGGGAACTCTTGCAACTACTAACGGCGGTACAGGCTTAACCTCATTCACCGCTAACGGTGTTGTATACGCAAGCTCTACAAGTGCGCTTACTACTGGTTCTGCGCTGACGTTTAACGGCGGCTTAGGAATTGGTGTTGCATCAGCTACTCAACTTTTAAACTTGTCCGGTGCTGGAACAAGCAGCATTCAAATTGCATCAACAGATAGCGGCGGCAAGAATTTACTTATTTCTGTTTCTGGTTCTTTAGTAAATCTTAACGAACTTAATGGAAACCCAATGGCGTTTGAAATCGGTAACGCCGAACAAATGCGCCTAACCAGCACAGGTCTGGGTATTGGGACAAGTTCGCCGGGAGCAAAACTTGCCGTATCAGACGGTACTCGGACTGGCATAATTAACCCCCGCAGCAGTGCATCAGGCGGTCTTGCTATTGGAACAGATATTGCATCTACGGGATATGTTCTTAACTTAGCAGGTGATTTGAATGGTGGCGGCACTGGTGGTGGTGTCAACATTGCTTATTATTCATCTGCCACGTCAACTTGGAATGCCGCGCTTTCTATTCGGAATACTGCAAGCACTTACAGCAATTTGCTTCTGATGCCAGATGGCGGCAACCTTGGACTGGGTGTTACTCCTAGTGCTTGGATTAGTTCTTGGAAAGTTTTACAGCAATCCGGCGTTTCTTTGGCTTCAAGTTCAGTAATTGGTATTGTTGGGCAAAATTGGTATATCAACTCAAGTGGGTCTGATACTTATATCAATTCTTCAGCGGCTTCAATTTACAAACAAACAGCAGGCGCTCATTCTTGGGGTATAGCCCCCTCCGGCACAGCAGGTAACGCCATCACCTTTACCCAAGCAATGACACTGGATGCCAGTGGTAATTTGTTGGTGGGGACTACGAGTGCTATTGGAAAACTTACCATAAATGGCGTTGCTAATGTCAATACTATTCAAACAAGCGGTGCGCCTGCTGGTTCATTTAGTGCTTCAAAATGGTTTACTCAAACTGAAGATACCATAAATTCCAGAACATATATTTGTGGGCCAAATTCTTCAACTTACGGCAATTGGAATATATATCTTGCTACCTCCACAGGAACTCCATTATCGGCATTAAATCTTGCCCCCAACGCTACAATTTTTGGTATCCCAAACAATGGTGCAGAAGCCGCTAGATTTGATACCAGTGGTCGTTTTTTAGTGGGGACTACAACAAATGTTGCCGCAGCGGCTGGTCATTTTTCTCGTTTTAATGCCGATTTGACTAACCAGTTTGGTATTGGTGTATCTACAACACAAACGACAGGTTCTGGTTATTTCATAAATTTTATTTACAACGGAAGTCAAATAGGTTCTATTAACACGGTGGCGGGTTCTGTTACTTTATACAACACTACATCCGATTATCGATTAAAAGAAGTTATTGGCGCTGTATCAGGTTCGGGTGAGCGTATAGATGCACTTCAACCTGTTGACTACACAATGAAGTCTGACGGTTCTCAGCATCGTGGTTTCTTGGCTCATCAATTTCAAGCCGTATATGCAAACAGCGTAACTGGAACAAAAGACGCTGTGGATGCTGAAGGCAATCCTGTGCATCAAACCATGCAAGCCAGCACATCTGAAGTCATTGCTGACTTGGTAGCTGAAATTCAATCCCTCCGTAAACGCCTTGCAGCCGCAGGCATCGCTTAACTTTAAAAGGAAATATCATGTCCGCAACAATCACTTGGTCAGTCACAGCTATGGACTGCTATCCACAGGCTGAAGGAGAAACAAATGTCGTCTTCACAGTACACTGGACTTGCGCCGGTACTGAAACAAGCGGCGATAAGACCTATAACGCAAGCATTTACTCTACTTGCGCTGTAACTTACACCGCTGGCTCTCCATATACACCCTATGCTCAATTAACTCAGCAACAA